CAGCGTGCAAATCCTCAAAGCAATCCCCCGCGCTCGTAAACATAACTTGTTGCTGCCCATTCTACGTTAGACGAGTTGCTTTGCACCTTCAATCTAATAGCCGCTGCACGGTAAATCCCGCCTACGGCATTCCAATTCGAAAGTTGCGTTAGTGATCCGCCCCAAATCATCGATCCCCATACCATCGACCCCCACACCATCCCGCCAGGCGGCGTATAGCTAAGCGTTCCTGTCGGTTCCTGAGGAACATAGTCACCATTGATAGAGTACAAAACCGAAGGGCGCCCGTCCGTTTGCAGGAACGGCCTAACCATCGTAAAAGATTTGTTTTGTGCGCTAGAACCAAAATCTTGGAATGAAGGAAGCCCGTCAGCAACAATAAGGTTTTGGCCGTCAGAATTACCCTCCCACGCCAACTTAACCGAATTGGCATCGCCAAAGTACAGCCCCGACAACGTATTCCGAAACGTATGAGCTTGCCAGCCAGTAAACTTGGTCCATGCTCCGCTGATGCTGTTCATCGCGTACTGATAATTCATCCCGTTTTCAGTCGGGACATTCAATATCAGCGCGTTCTGTTGCGGAACAATCGTCAATTGCCAACCAAAGCTATTGCGATTTGCCTGCACAGCAGCAGCGATACCGTTCTGTATCTTGTCCGTAATGGCAGTGCGACGATCAATGGCACTTGAAAGCAACGATGCACCCAGCGGCAGCACCCCACGCTCGCACAGTATTAATAGGTCCCCACCATACTTAACCGCACATCGGCGACCAATAGGAACACCGAGATAGAAAAGGCCCACTAGCCTCCAGTCCATAGCATTCCCGGGGTCTGAGCCATCATAAACAGCAATCTCGCCATTACTCGACAGAAATACGGCATGGTCATCCGCCCCGCTACCCGCATCGATGGTCCAGGAATACATCCCAACCAGATAGCCGCCCCGGGTGAAAATTGAGCCTAGATCATATTGAACAGCAGCACCACCAACTTGTGTGGTAGGCAGATACCACGCACGCATCGATGCGTTTTCAACCATCCAAAGACGATTCTTAAACACGCATCCCTGAATCAGCAACGACGTGTTCACCCCTGTGATGGCGATAGGGGCAGAACCGTTGTTAACGGCTTGCCATGTCGTACCGTCATACAGTTGCGGATCATCAACGCCGTTAAAAAGGTAGAGAAAATTTCCCCCAGGCGTAGTCATACTGGCGTCTTGCCATCTGCTGCTGCTCAGCCCCGTCACTTCGGCCACACCTATCGGGCCTGGGTTGGTTACGTTAAATATGGAGTCGCCAGACGCAGCAAAAAGCTCATTAGACCCGCTAGGAGGGGCGTACTCGACAATCGTGTTAACGGCCAGGGAAAATCCGGTTGCCCAGTCCACCGAGCCATTGCGAACACGCAACTTTGACGGCAAAGGCCACCAGTTTTCAAGAATTACAGCATCTTGAGGCGGCATATCGGCCAGGGAATCACGGTCGTTCAACCCCCCAACAGGAGCCGGGATATTTACCGCGCCCGCCTTTTGACGACCGATACTCAAGTTCCTGGTAGGAATCATCCCCAAACCCCATCAACACCCCAATTCCCATCCGGGATATTCTGAGTTGTAAGCAACACAGTCCCATTCCACGGGGTTAGGCTAAGCTTAGGCGCAGAGCGATCCTGAGCCTTGCAGTTCTCCAAAAGGATGTTGAACCTGGACAGCTCGAATGTCACATCGAGGCCCTTAGCCTGCTTGAACGCGACTTTCAGCCCCTCGACCATCAAGGAGTCATCAAAGAGGCAATTATCGGCGTCTTCAGTAAAGGACGTCTTATAAGTCGTTCCGTCAGCAGATACAACATAGGCACTGCTGATGTACTCAAACGACAACACCAGGCCGCTAGGCGGGGGGGGATTGAGGGCAATCGTATTCCCAAGGATGCGGAACCGCTCCCGAGGGCCTGCATATACAATTCCGGACTTGAACGATTGCCATGCCTGCGGGGTTTGAGGACCCATCAGTGGCCATCGGTTCGTGCGATCCCATTCCGTTTGCTCGATCTGTTTTTTCCAGTCAGATGGCAACGGATACTGAACCTGCGCATAGTTCAAATCAAACGTGCCCGTTTGTGTCGCGGGCATGTTCATGGTGATTTGCGTGGCAGAATCAATGCTGACAATCTGGGCAAATGGGTTTACCCCAAGCCCATCGATACCCCAGTTTTTGCTAAGGCCGCTGGTATCCACCACCGTTGCTACGGCGCTTCCCTCTACCAGCGTGGTCGAAATATTCTGCGCAACCGTGATTAGAATGTGCTCACGGTCAAGACGGCGCCAATCATCCTGGCGGCACAAATCCCCACCAAATCGATTCAGCAGGGCGTACATCTGGATAATCTGAGGGTCGGTAGACGACACCACGCTATCCGGTGCTACAAGCGCCATTTCCCTGCACGCCTGCTGAACGATCTGGAGAAGATTCATTTATGCCTCTGCTTGTTCCTTCGGCGGGCGACCAGGGCCGCGCTTGCCGATTTCCTTGATTTGGGCTTGCAGGTCTTCAATCATGAGTTTCATTCGCTCATTTTCAGCAGCCTGAGCCGTCACAGCAGCCGTTTCGTGTGCCGCCATGAGGTACGCCTTGGCCTTTGCTCGCAGGTCGGTAAAGCCCATCCCCATTTTACTGCACTGGGTATCGCTCATCCCCGCCATGTGTTCGACCGTATGAATGTTGAAATGCTTTGCTTCCTTCACCAACGCCCGATTGATCTGCGGCCACTGCTCCAGAGGCGTGCCGTCGTGTCCGGTCTGCACCGAGTTCTGGTAACGCATCCAAGACTTCGGGTACTTCTGCTTGTCCTCGTCCGTTGCGCGGCGCTCAATCACATTGAACGGATCGCCGGGAACAACGATCTTGACGTGATCGAATTCCTTGTAAATCGGGCGCCCTTGAGATTCAGACTCAGCCGCCATATGCACAGCGTCCGAATAGAACTCAACAAACATCTTGTCTTCTTGGGTAAGGTTCATTGCATTTCCTTGGGGGTTTGCCCCGACAGTAAATAAAGAGAGAGGCGGCCGTTAGACCGCCCCTTATGGTACTACTTAGGCAGACAACAAACTCGTCCAGCGCGTTCCAGATGCGCCAAAGAACATCGCAGACTTCCCGGTCGGAACGGTAAAACCACCGGTCGTTGCAGTAAGCGCGTTGATTTGAACGCCAGTACCCGGATACACCAGGATATCGTTTGCTCCCAGGTTGGAGACGTACACCGAAGCGCCCGTTTCCACCCGGGGGAGAACGACACCCGTACCAGCAGCTGCCGTCGTGACGATGTTGATTTCGTTGGAGAGAGCCAGCGCGTTGGCGTTCGTCGTACCCACAGCCGTGAGGGTATTAGCCACACGACCGCAGATAGACGCCGCCGATTGCGCCGAGTTCCCAGTCCCCATAACACGGCTAGGAATAGGCATGTCGGTTCCTTAGACAGAAGCCGCAGCAAACCAGCCGCGATCACCAGAGGCCATCGTGACAGGAGGCGACGTATACGCACCGCCCGAGGCCGTAGCCAGGAAGGTAGTCGCGCTCACGGTTGCCACTGCCGTGCTGGCGGTGATTGCCGCGTTGGCTTGCGCGTACACGTAGCGCTTGCCGTCGTTGGCCCAGATCTGCGAGCCCAGACGGTGCGAAGAGCCGTTGGCGGTGCCGTCAGCCAGTTGCGCCGCAGTGTCGATGGTGCGCAGCGACGGGCCGATCTTGGGGGTATCGGTAAAGGGAGTAGCCATGATATATGTTCCTTGTCTAGTCCGTTGTTAGGCGAAGAGCACGCCTTGGAACTGCGCGCCCGACGTGGTGAGGTTGCCAGCCCATCCGATAAGCCTGACAATCGCGTCTTGGTTGACCGATTGACGATCACCACCGATGGGGACGAAGTTGCGTTCGCGGTGCGGGCGGAAGAAGATGTAGTCCGTGTTCAGGAAGTACATCGTGTTTGCCGGGATCGAGCCACCGATACCGCCATCCAGCACCACGTCCGCGTTGGAGCCTGCACCCATGTACTTGAGCGACATGAAGCCCGCAGCCGCCATGTCTTCCGACGTGACGCGCTGGATCGCCTGGAGTGATTCCAGGTAGGCGCGGTAGTAGTTGTTGTCGGCGACGATCAGGTCAGGGCGATCCGTGCCGCGAACCAGGCGAACGGCCAGTTGGTTCATGTACGATTGGATGTTGGCCGGAGTCACAGCAGCACCGCCGTCCACCGAAGCGGAGAAGGCCTGGTTGCGCCAGAACGTCCACGTAGCACGGTTGATGCCGCCATAGGTGCCAGAGGTTGGCGCAGTCGAGACAGCAGCGGCCAGACCGGTAATGTTCTTGCCGCCGTTGCCGGTACCGTCGCCGTAGATGCCCGAGCTGATCGAGTTTTCCAGCTGAGCCTCAGCCACACGCATACGACCTTCGAGCAGGTCGATAATGCGCTCTTTGCCCGAGTTTTGCAGACCTTCCAGCCCGGAAATGGTAACTGCCGACGCATACTGCTTAATGTCGTACTGAGCCGAGGAAATCGGGCTGTTCGGCGTAATGTCGATCACGTCGTAGCCGGAATACGAACCGGCGTTGATCGTGTTCGGGTCGTTGTACATGATCTCTTCGAGGATCACGTTACCGCCCGAGAACAGACGGACATTGCCCCGACGCTTGAGCTTGTACAGTAGTGCGTTGTTATTGGTGACGTTATCGGCAAGCTTGCCGGAACGGCTTTGGATAGTGGTAGTGACAATGTCACTCAGGTTGGCAAAGGTAGCCATGAGGAATCCTTAATTAAGAAGCATCAGAGAAGGCCGCTTCGATTTGATCTCGAAGTGACCCCTTTACGGGCGTTGCCGCACTGCCAGCAGGTGAACTACCCCGGACGCTTACCGCTGCGGCTTTCGCACGGTTGGCCTGGTTCTGTTCGGTTGCTGCGCGTTGGGCTTCGGCGCGTTGCTGCTCAATCAGGGATTGCCTGATATCGCTACGCATCCATACCGCTTTATCGTACGCGTCCTGAAGGTTTTCCGCCGTGCCGGTTGACAGCAAGCGGGCCATATCCTCTCGGACCTCGTTAAAATGCACGTTCGCAGGATCGGACATAAACTTCTGGATCTCGGTCTGATACCCAGACATTTCCGCCTGTTCCTGCTGCTGGCGGAACTGCTGCAATTGCTGCTGCAACTGCATAGTTTGTTGTTGCAAATATTGTACGTTAGGATCAACCTGCGGCGCATTAATTACTTGGCCCAGGTCAACACCGTATTCTTGCGCCAATTGACCCAAGAAACGAGCCTTGGTTGCCGGATCCGAATACCTCAGCGTATGGTCAGCCTGGAATAGCTTGGCCACCGCAGTAGGAGCATCCACCCCCAACCCTCGGATGGTCTGCATATACGGCTCTACAGCCCGTTGATATGCCTGCGCTTCCTGGGCGTGCGACTTATACTGCTCGATCCCCTTGTGGTAATCCGTCTCACGGCGATTGGCTTCTGCCGTCAGCAGCTTGATTTCTGCCGGCGTCAATGGCTCGCCAGATTCTGCCTTCATATAGGCAGCCTGCGCGTCTGGCTTCCAGCTAGAAGGGGCGCGACGGGGAGGCGCTACCTCTGTCTGGGCCGGTTCAGCCTGAACCCCAGGCTTAGCCTCCTGTTCCTGCTTGGCGGCAAATCTCCCTGCTTCGTCCCGTTCCCGGGTAGCCACTTCGACTTCAGGTTTGGCAGCAGCCTGGGTTTCTTCAGCCTGCTCAAACGCTGCGGTCAGCGTGCTTTGCAGGTCATCCTGTGGGTTTTCCATTTGGATTTCCTTGTTGTGCCTTACGGCGGGTTAACTGTGTCGCCGGACGGCATCCACAATATGCTGTTTCAGTCCCGAATCTTCCCGTCGTTTTGGCGCAACAGGTTTCTCGTTTCCGATCTCAATCAATCGGTGCTGCCTCAGATGCTCTCGATGCTGGCGCCGACCATTGATCATCTCGCCAGTGGCCATCGACTTGTATGGGGTAATGTCCCCCATAACCATCGGCGCGTTCACCTCAGGGCGGTCGTATTCGTCAGCGGGAACGAGCTTGAGCGTCACCGGGTCTTGGATATAGCGCGTTCTCATTTTTGGCTCATCCGAGAGCACAGAGCCTGCACGGCATAGGTAACATCAATTTCTCCCTTACGACGTATACCAATGCGAGAAAGTAGGCGCCGAGCATGATACTCAAATGCATGAGCAAAAAAACCAGGAACGCTTTTCACTGATGCAAAGAAATAATACTCAATAACTGGCAGCCCCAATCGTGCAAACTTACCGGGCTGGCGGCCATATATCGACCAGGGCCATGCTTTGTATGCTGGTTTCATCGGTTGCCCCCAAAAATTCGCCTCTTCATCTGGTAATAGCGCCAGCACAGATTAGTCCAGACATTCAACACCCACGCTTCGTATGGATTGGGGCCACCATGCCAGCCAAGGTAAAAAAACTTGGTATACGTGGCATCTGCTCTCCCTTTTCGCATGCCATGGATAAGCCTTCGCAAATCAAATCCGGTGCTGTTCATTGCCTCACCTCAGTAGCAATCTCGTTCGTAGCCGCAGCAGTAGCCGCGTTCTCCGCGCCCTTCTCCGCGCTGATCTCCGCAACCTGAACCTTCACAGCCGCATCAAGCTCTGCCTTCCAGCGCTGGAATTCCAACTGCCGCAGCTCGTTCGCCTGATCCAGCTGTGAACGCAGGGACTGCAATTCTGCTTCGTTCTGGATCTTCATCGCGTGCTGCTCAGCTTCTGCGCGCTGGCGGTTGATATCAACCTCTGCCTGCATGCGCGCCTTGGCCATTTCCACTTCGATATCTGCCTGAGCCTTGGCCCGATCACCCTCAAGCTGCACCTGCATCTGCGCCTGCTTGATCTGCATATCCATCTGCAATTTCTGCTGCTGCATCTGAATGTCGGCCTGCATCTTCTGCATGGCAGGATCCGGCTTATCCTGTTGCGGCTGGCTCATCGTATCGACAAACTGTTGGAATACGCCCTCAAGCTCGCGGCCACCCTTGAATGCCCGCACGCCAAACATGAGCATTTCGCCCAGGACGGGCGCCAATGCCGGGATCTGCTCAGCAGCAGGTACAGCCTGGCGCAGGAAACCGCTAGCCGCCGTCAGAAACTCAACCCGCGATTGCTTTTCCTGCTCCTGATCCATCTCCACCAGCGAATCCGCAGCCACTTCCACGCGGTAGGCCCGCATCGGCTCAGACTTCATCATCTGGATAGCCTGCTCAACATACTGGCCGTCGTACGTGTCCAGAATGCCCGAAATGGCAATCAGCGTCTCTGGGCTGTATACGTCCATCATCAACTGAGCCTTGATGCGCAGGATCTCGCTGGCGAACATTGCCATATCCTGCTGACGCGGACGCAAACGCAGCGATCCAAACTGGCGCTTGATATTCTGAGCGGTTGCCGTCTCCGAAGCTTGCGTGGAACCTCGGATAATGTCCGAAATCCCCGTAACCTCGTAGATAACCTGCTTGGTCTGCTCACGAGCCATATAGCACTCGTTCAGCGCCCGGATAACCTGCTCAAGCGGCAACCAGTCAATCGTGCCCTTAATTCCGCCCTTCTCAGCAAACGCAGCCCAATTATTGACCGGGATGAGCGTATTCTCTGCCGACTCGCTCAGCATGCGCTCCACACCAGTCGCGCTGGCGTCATACACCCCGGCAACCTTCACGGCCTGTACCAGCAGGCCTATCCGGCGCGTCAGGTTATCCAGCTCCGTCGCTTGGTCCTGATACAGCACGTAATCAGCAACCGGCGTGATAGTGTCGGTCGTCTGCGTGGCAAAGAGAGGCTTGGGGCACGGCCAGAACTCGTCCAGCCCATACGGATCGTTGGTAAGATCCAGAAGGTCGTCGTAGCCCTCAGCAACCCAGTAAACGCGCCGCGTCTTCTTATCCCACAGTTCCCACACCTCAGCCTTCTTCAGGCATTCAGTGTCTCCATACTCGCCGCTCTCGTTCAGATGATCCAGGCCGATAGGCGCGTTCACTAAGGGGATGTTCATGTAGCTCAGGTCCCGAGCTTGCATTTTCTCCCCAAACCGGGCCTTCAGCTCGTCCCGCGTCAGGTAAACCCGGCGAGCAACCCACGTCACCTCCCCCCACACACGCGCAGGTGAGCAGCGGAAGTCTTCCCAGTACACGTAATCGGTGGCCGAGCACTCCTTGACCTGAGGCTGAGAGATTTGAGCCTGCATCCCAGGCGCCACAATCGTGGCATCAGGCGGCGTGTCCACTTCCCTTTGCTCGTAGCGTACCCAGGCTGTACCACGCCCCGGCAACAGACGATCTAGCGCTGCACCACGCAACGCCTCATCAAAGTCAGGGTAATGGTCAATCTCATACTGAAGGCAGCGCTCCAGGATCTCGGATGCGCAGCGGGAAACGGGGTCGTTGTCCTTGTTGCGGCGCTCTGCTTCAGCCTTCGGAGGCTTTGCATAGGTCGCAGGAAGCAGGGTTTGAATGTTCGACCAGAGGATGTTGAACCGAACGCCTCCGACCCCACCCGTATTGGTATTGCGCTCATCCCGATAGCGTTTGACGATCCGCTTGCCCTGGCGAATCCATTTCTCGTCTTTGCGCTTGGCAAGCTCAAGCTCCGCCTTGAATTTGCGGGCAATCTCTACCGTGCTCTCGACGGTAACCTGAACTTCCGTCACTCCCACAACTTCGGGCTTCATACGCACACCCCGCCCAAGGCAGCAAAGGGAATTCCGTTAGCCCAATAGGCCACAGCAGCGGTAGAAGTCACCAAACCCTTTGTATGGATCGGAAAGCCATTCTGCCATTTCGTTCCTGCAGGAATGCCAGCAGTGCCGTCTGTCAGCACTACAGAGCCATTGCCATCGGTCGGGATCCCCTGCGAATACCGGACGATACCCATGTCGTAATCACCCATGACGGGCATGTTTGGGTTGAATACTGCATCGCCTTCCTGGATGAATCCATTATGGCCGACACGGGTAGGCTGGTCTGTCCAGCCAAACTTTACCTTTCCAGCCACCACAGGGAATAACGCCATTTTCTGTCCTTTAATTCAATCCGCGTCGACGTACCAGCTCTTTAATGGCGTCCGTTAGTTGCTGAGGCAACCCTTCCCCTCTGTCCACAAGACGAATAGCCGTTTTTAGAACACGCCTATCCCTGGACTCCCCCCCCCCCCGGAGCAAACGGCCTGAAGCATCAATAATTGCCGGGTATCCATCAAATCCTCTCTGAGCGCGTGGGCGCCGTTGCCCATAGTTCGTCTAGCGTTGCCGTCACAATACGGCCATTCTGCCCCATAGCAGGATAACGCGCAGGCTCTACCGGATCGGGAGCCTTATGCTCTGCCATTACCTGAGCACCGTATGAAAACGCATCTGCCGGATGAGACGCCCAATTATGCAACGGCTCGCGTGAGAATACTCCGGTGTCCTGATTATATTCAAATTCCCACGCACGTAACCCATCCACACCAGATTCCGTCAAATCCCGGTTAAATGCGCATCTAGGGATAATCGCCCTGGCCGCGCTGATCTGGTCCAGCTTGCGAGTCTGCGGCACAACCGCCACTCGCCCAGCGCCAAACGCAGATAGAAACTTCTCCATCGACGTGTGCTTACTTTGGAATGTCTTAGCCCGTGCGTCATGCGGCAACCAGATACGGCCTACACCCCTTCCTCCTAGCTCCAGAATGTTCTCCTGGATCTTTGGTATCCAATCATCCGCATCTAGCCCTGACTCGCCCTCGTACTTCAGCACATTGAAGCCACCAGGCACACGCTGCCAGTACCACCACGCAGCAGTATCCCGAAAGCCTAGATCGCTAGACACCTCGATAGGCGATCCATTCGGGTCGAACACCACTTCGTCATTGATTCTGCCTTCCCTCTCCGCCTGGTTGACCCAGCGGCCCAGGATAGAGCCTGTGATATTGCCGTATGCGCCTTCCCAGATATGATCGTATTCATCCGGCCGCTCAGCTAAATCACGCTGGCGAGCACGTTCAAGCATCTTGGGGAATTTGGGATTGTCGCGCCAGTTAAGCTGCACGACCTTGATACGAGCATCCTTGGATTGGCGGAACCGCTTATCCGTCGGGCTACCCTTGCGCCTAGGGTTCCACGTCACCCAAAGCTCAGCGTTCCAGCCGTCACCCTCTTCCCGCAGCGTAGGGATCAGCACCTGCCAGGAGTAGTCAACCACATCTTCAGCTTCGTCCACCCACGTCAGCAACAGGCGACCCTTGGACTTCACGCTGGCAATGTTGCGGTCCAGGCCTGCAAACGCAAAGCTGATGCGCCCATCCCTGGATTTGATGTACTTCTCGCCTATCTCGTAATAGGACGCCAGAAACGGCTCATCCTCGATAGCGCGCTTGCACTCTTCGAGGGACGAGTCTTCCAGGGAGTTCATGAACTGACGGGCGCACAGGAGAATGCCCTTGATACCCTGCATCCCGTACATATAGCCTCTGACGGCTACCATCTTGGCAAAGCTGCGCGTCTTGGCGCTTCCCCGGCCTCCCCATGCTCCCCGTACGTCAGCCTCACCTGTGAAGACAGGGATCAGCCTCTTGGGGATCTCAATCGTTACTGCCGTCATCGCTCATGGGCTTTAGCAGAATCTGCGTCACGGTCTGAATCGGACCCCCACCCTCTCCGCTCACCTGTAGCGGTAGCAGCTTCGGGTAGATAGTCCCCCAGAACACTTTCTCGTTCAGAGGATCTTCCTTCGCCCACTCCACTAGGCGTTCCGTTCCCCCAAGTGCTTCAGCCGCCTGGGCAATTGCGTCCTTGGCGGCTGTCGTTACCTTGTTCGGTGTTCCCTTGACTCGGCCACCGGTCTTTACACCCTTAGCCATCTCTACCTCAATCTACTTTACATAATGTTGGTACATTATTCCACAGACCAATCTCCGTCCGATCCAGGAATACCGCTTTGATAGACTGAGCGTGGCTCAGCTTTTGATAGGGCGTTAGCCACCTGCTCTGCTTGCGTCTGGTTATCGAACGAACCGATGGTTTCGCACCCGGCGTGGTAAAGACCGTTCGGCATTTGTTCGCTGTGATAGCGAGTGATGATGTAGCGAGTCACCGGGCGCACCCGATACTCCACTTCTTTGTTCATGTCTATATCCTCAGATATATGATTTGTCTTAGTGCTGGTCAGTACCACGCCACTTATGGCCCTTCTGCAGCGGAGCAGGCACCGAGCCCGTACCCTCTACTTCCAGTACCCATAAGCCACCGTCCCAGTATAGCGACTTTCGGCCTTCACGGTCGTTAGTCTCGGGCGGACCTTCCACTTCGTACCAGCCTTCGTACACAGGGTGAATGTCAAAGCCCAGCCAGTTACCGGAGTCTTGCTGCTTCTCCGTGGCCTTCTTCTGCTTGGTGTCGTCTTGCTTTTTCATGCTCTGCTCCTGAGTTATGCCTAGGGATAGGCGGTTTTCAGTATCAGCAAATCTTGTTCCTAGATCAGCGCAATAACTCCAGCCACCATGATTAGGAGCCCAATTAGGAAAATCTGGACTCCCCTACGTTTTTTGGGGATCAGCGGCTTAGGCTCTTCCTGCGTAGGCTTGATCTCAGCTTTTATCCAATACACTCCGCGTGGTCCGCAAAACCCCGTCGTCCTACGAGCGTCAATCGGGTTCCATACACTGAGCGTCCCATCTACTGCGTAACGTTCGCCTTTAGGCCTATCAGGCGAAAAACAAAATTCTCTCTGTGCTGAAGGCGGGGCCAGTGGACCCAAATTAAGTTTCCTGTAGTGGCCGCAGTCCCTGCAAAACTTATCCTCTTCCAATCCCTGTCTCCCAATAGATTCCCTACTATCGCTGTACGCGTCAAACACATATTGAAAGGGAGCCTACGAAGGGCGAAGTGCCGCAGGGAGAAGCGCCGGAGGGAGGGCCGGTTTCCGCCCCGAGGCTCCCTATCAATGTATGCTTGAAAAGATCCCCCGGCGTCTGTCACCACCGGGGGGGTAAAGCTCTGGAATTGAACCCGTCAGGTCCAGTCTTCAGTATGCCTATTTAATGTGGGATTAGCAAGTAAGTGCATGATTCTTATTGCTATATTTCCATCCTTAGTCCCGGTAGAAAATCTGGAAGTCGGTAATCTGCCCTCCCATCGACAACAGCTTAGGCTGATACTTCGCCCTCTCTGCTGCTTGCCGCATGCTGGAGTCCAAGACGTACGGCCTTCCCTTCTCTGCCAGCAACTTGCCGGGGGTAACCTTGCGGTCAATCAGTGTCTTTTTGCTCATTTCATTTCTCCCTTAATACTTTTGCCAGTGATTTCCCAAGGTATACCGTGACGAATATGCCAGCCAACGCAGCCACACCAAGCCAAATTCCTGCCACAAAATAGACAATCACCGCTAAAACGGTAGACATAAGAATCCTCCCTAATCTTTGTCCATCAATATTCTGACCATTGCAACTAACACACCGATACTTATAACTGCCACCGCTATGGCTATGCTGATTATCATCGCTGATAGCGCAATGTCAACAATTCCCGAACACATCAGAATTCCTCCACTTCCCAGCCGCCTCCATGCTTCTTTGCTCGTGGCTTCAAGGCCACGAACTTGAACGGGTACATGTCAGCAGCCACCTTGATCTTTACCCTGGCGTCGTCTTGCCAGAATCCCTTTACTTCGTGCATCTCAAGCTGGCCGTCTGCCTGCATGACGGCGAAATCCGGGCTGTAGAACGTGTTGTCAGCCAGCCTCAGCTTCACCCCCTCAAACTTGTGCCAGAGGATCCCCCCTACCGCCTGAAGCTGTTTCAGGTACTCAGCATAGGCAGCCTCCGTTTTGTTCATCTGGCCAGTTTTTAAGCGGCCTGCGGCGAATGACCTATTCATCCTTCCCCCTTCATCTCTACCTGCGTGATCATTACGGTTATCTCTTTTCCGCTGACAACTGGTTCGATTTGCACAGTGCAAGGGGCCTTGAATAGCGACCTTTTCTCAACATATTCATGGATAGCATCCAGCACTTCGTCATGGGAAAGGATTACCTGCATTTCATTTTTCCTTAGGTACATAGGTAACCTTGCGCTCAAGCCCCATGTCTTCAAGAATCCATGCAGGCGGCTGGACTACCCCATGCACAACCTGCGACACCATTGACGTAGATACCCCCCATGCCTTGGCTGCCGCCTGCTGCGTCCCGTACTTCTGGATGATGTGGGCGCGAACTTTATCGCCGATATTCATTACTCTTCCTAAAGATTTGGATAGAAAAACGATGCCAACAGGAATATTGGAGACACGATCCCACTCGAAAACAGCATGCAAACAATTGCACTGTTATCCGTCGTCTCGTTTCTGGACTCGATGAAATTTAGCAATACAGCAGCAGCCAAAAACAAAGCCACGAGCCAGCAAAGTATGAGTGTCATGATTACCCTCCCAGGTGCATTCTCAAAAGCGTAAATGGGTCTATCGGCTGAGCACGGAGCTTGGAAATGAACGCATCCGATTCCGCTACCAGCTGCGCCTTTTGGTATGGCAGAAGCTCCCACACGCAGCACTTTTGATCCAACTTCTTTTCGGCCAATCGGACAATGCGCAAACCTCTGCACGTCCATTTCGCTGGAACACGATCCAGCATTTGCTCGGCGGCGCCGCTCTTGATGAGCGATCTGAACGCCATGTCCACGTTCTGAACCGTCAGTCCGGTGCTCCGAGCAACATCCCGGCTTGTAGAGGGTCCATGCTCAGCCAGATAGACCCTGACTATCTGTGTGTTCGTTCCCATTTTGCTCTCCCTGTTAACTTCACAACTTAACTATACTCTTCCTATTGGTTGAGTAAAGCCCTTTATTCTAAGTACTTACCCCTATGGCACAAGTTGACAACGAAGCGAGAAGAATGGATCGAACCGACCAGGCACGAAAGCAGCCTTCATTGCCTTTACCGTCTTGTCGGCCAGCGTTACGCGCCCTATCCTCTCACGCACCGTCAGCATCTTTTGATGCTCTACTGGCATTACCTCAACAGAGATCACCACAGAGCCCCGGAGGCCTCCTGGGCATGCTTCGTACTGGTAGGATGCCAGCCCACCAGCCGTTCTCCCTTGGCCGACACGTCTGATTTCGCCGTTCTTTAGCATGCGGTTGATCATCTTGCGCACGCTCTCCTGGTTCTGGCGCAAGTCGTTGACGATTTCAAACACCATCTTCGGTCCGTTCTTGGCCAGATACCGGTATATTTCCTCCTTCATGCCTCCCTTTTTTGAGGGATAAGCCCTCTCCAGGCTACGGCGCACTTCCTCAATGCGCTCATTCGAGACTTGCTCCCCGACTTCGCACCAAATTGCCCGTGGTCCACGGATGCAGATGATCACTGCCTGGTAGATGAGTTCGTTCACCTTCAGCCCCCGAATCGCCGATTTGACTTCCTCTAGCGATATCCCAAGAGCGTCTGCGACCTGTTGAGACGTACTCGGCATGTCGCAAATGAATTCGTAGACGCGCCGGATGTTGGTTTTCCCCTGCATGATTTCTCCCTTAGACGTATTCCGGTTCACCGGAGTACTTCACGTATTGATAAGGCCTACGCTGCGGATTGGTCGTGAACTGCATAGCCGGTCGGTTGAAGAACAGGCAAAGTTTCTTGGCCTGAACATCCCCGTTGCGCTGCTTCAAAAGCTCCAGGATCGCATCAAAAGTATCCGGGCTTTCCCCTTCTTCTTTCTTGGCGGACCAGACCGAAAACACGTTGTCCGCCGCGTCTGTCACTTTCGAGCTGCCAGCAACGTCCAACTTCCCCGGGCTTTTCTTCTCGTTCTCGCCCTTTCTAGGGTGCGCCACAAGATGAATATGTACACCCAATTCCCGGCAGAACCCCGCCAGCTTGCGCATCGCCTCCTTCTGAGCGGACATAGCTCCCGCGCCATCCTCAGGAACATCCGTCATCATCAGACTATCAATGACGAAATGGCGGATCCCATACCGCTTGAAGCCGTAGCGAAAAACTTCCAGTAGGCGGTCAATGGTGGCCGTGCCAGTCAGGTTAAACAACCACGACTTATCCTCGATCCACTCCCCGCAATGCTCGAAATACGCCTGTGTAGGCCGATCCTGTCCGGTTAGCTGCTTGACTAGGCGGCGTCCTTGGTTAACCGGCGTCATTTCGCCAGAGAACACGCAGACGCGTTCACCTTGGCATTGCAGCCCGATCAAAACCTGATTGAGCAGAAGTGATTTCCCGTGGCCGTTGTAGCCGGTCCACACCGTCAACTCACCATTGCGGAACTGAAACCACGGCTGGTCGATACCGTTGAACGTCAAACACGGGTCTACCAGCTTTTCCCCGTTTGGCCAGAATGAATGCTTGATCTGCCCCCAAAACTCAGAGACGGGGCGCAGTTCGTCCGGGTCAAACGTCCTGCCAGCACGCAAACAATGATCAAAGTCCACCCGCTCGGCGCCGGACAACAGGTATTCGTTAGCGTCCTTGCATTTGTCGAACACGACGACTTTGCACCGCTCCAGGCCCAGACGGTTAGCGACTTCGCGCGCCCCCTTCTGGCCGGCATCGTCATTGTCGTAGCACAGGTAGATTTCCGAGAACCTCTCCAGACGGTCCCAGTCACTGTCAATCCACTGGTGATTGCCAGCGCCAGCGTTGACCGACAGGGACGGGATCCCTACCTGATGCCCCGTCATGGCGTCTATCTCGCCTTCAAAGATAGCCACACTACGAGCTTTAGGGTCGATCAGGTCCCATCCAAACAAGCACGGTTCCGCGCCGCCTTCCTGCCGCATGTCCTTTTTGTCCGAAACGTTGCGGTACTTGGCGTTGACGAACTCGCCTTCACGCAAATACGGGAACACCGCATAAAACTTCCCGCTTCGCTCCTGCTCTGCGATCTTGAAGGCCTCTAGGGTTTCCTCCGTGATTCCCCGGGTAGCAAACCAGTCCTTCACGGGACTGCGAGGCTTGTAGGCGGTAGGCTTGGCCGGACGTTTGTAGGCCTGGCGCTCCTTCTTTGGCATGGAATCCCGGATTCCAAGAAAGGATTTGGCTTCCGCCATAGCTTGGCCGACAGACAGAATCCTGACCGCGCACCACAGGTCGATCAGGTCTCCAGCCTGACCAGTATTGAAGTCCTTCCATACGCCGCGTTTAGAGCCCGTAAGACGCACTGAAAGGGATGACCCTGGCTCACCCCCTACCCCACCTACTTTCCACTCTCCTGAGGCCTTCTTGCCAGCCGGAAGCAGGTATTCAGCGATTCGGGCTGCGTCTTCCGCCATTTTCTGGCTAAGTTCTGCTGCGTTCAATTGTTCTCTCCCTTCTTACCGTTGCGCCACAGGTACGCCGTCTTTTCCGTACACCCTGTGTTGATCGCTTCGTACTCGTGCTCAAACCCTGCCTTCACCCACCATGAGCCCGTCGTATCAAGTGCGCCAGCATATTGAGCAAACTTGCGGGCACCGAACAAAGTCTCCGGCCTGAGGTATTGGGCCATCTTCTCGTCATCGCCCCATTGCCCAACCTTCGCGTCAATCACAGCCTTGATTTCGTCAGCCGTGAATCCTTCCTTCAACCTTGCCTTCACCAGATTCAGGTTAGTCTCGACCGGCTTGAAATTGCTCCCGGTTTTTTGGTTCAGGTAGTCCAGGATTTCCTTAGGTTCCTTTCCTGGTTCAAAACTTCCTGGTTCTGTAGGCGTTTGGCGACCCACCCCCGGCGTATTACGACCCACCTCAGACACCAGTATATTCAACTTATACGAGTTACTAAGTTGGATGCCTTCCTGGAATCTTTGCTCAACAGAAATCACTCCGCGCTCAACCAACGACTTCAATGCGTTCTTCGTTGCCGTTTCCGAAAGGCCACAATCAGATGCCAGCAGCTTGATCCGAGGAATGCAGCAGCCGGTATCACCGTTCACACGATTAGCCAGCATCAGGAGAACCATTTTTTGCGTGCAGGGCAAATCCTGCTCGACAGCCCACGTCATAGCTTGGAAGCTCATGGTCATTCCGCCTTGAGATCGAATATTTTGAACAGGCGAATGACCGTCACCGGGCTAAGGTAGCCGTTGACGTACAGGCGCATGGTGAGGGATTTGATAGCGCTGCGAATGCCGCGCCGAGGGGATGATGGCATGGAAGTTCTCCAGCTCATTAGGAGAGGGGGTCGAAACCCCTGTACAAATTCAGGGTGAGGCCCTTACGGGTAGACTCGCCCCTCCTAATGAGCATTTGTATAGACATGGAATCCCGCCTGGTTTCGACAACAAACGGGTGCCTTGGTGTATTACGACTAGCAGGTACTATCTTACTTACTACTGCATAAAAATCAACTGAAACCTGCGGCTTCGAGCGCATCTTTTGGCACTTCGTAGCCAGAAGCCTGTAAACGTTCGATGGCCCATTGCAGCAACGTGCGCTGCTTGCCGTAGCTAGCTTCAAATTTGGTCTTCCAGGGGTGGACCGCGATCAGGCCAGGCGCTCCGGTATTCTCTTGGTGATGCCCGGCACACAAAGGCAAGACGAGCCAATGCGCATCCGGCTTCGTGCGGCCATCTATATGATGCACCGACACGTTGAAATTGCCGATGCCGTCGATCCGGCAGGCCACGCAACCTTGCTGGCATAATGCGTCGTGGAACCGCTTCTGAGCAGCGGAGGGAGATTTGCCTTTCATTTATGCCACCCTGGGATATGAGGGTCATCAGACCACTGAACACTATTCATGGCTCCGAAAGCCTGGATGCTTTCGATCAGGTCAGCCATATCCTTGACCCCTAGCGTGCGCGTTTGCTGGCCAAGAGCAACAACACCTTTCCCGTCAAGCGATGGCACCAGCTGCATGCGGTTCGTTTCTCGAAGCCAAGAATCCACCAACAGACGCTTCCAGTCTTCAACGCCAAGCTTGCGATCCATCCACTTCATTTGCGCCGCGATATCGCCACAAAGAGCATGTAGCTTGGCATTCTGGTTCAGGCTGCGGTTAGGCTCTTGGATAGTGACGAAGTGGCCATCAGGAGCCGTGAGCATGGCCTGCACCAACATTTGCCTGGTGGCGGGAGTTACGCGGATGCGTCGGTGTTCTGACATTTCGCTTCCCGTGCTTTCTTCGCCTGCTCCATCGTCAGGAGTGCTTGAAGGGACATTACCGTCCTGTGTAGCCCACCTGTGCGCATCCCACGGCTGATGAGCGATACCGTGGATTCGCTCAGCCCCGTATCCTTTGCGATGCGGTACTGAGACAGGCCCAGGGCCTTGAGTTGGTCGATCAGATTTTTAGCGTCCATGCCTCATGATACTTTACCGCGCCGAAGCCATCAAGTAAGATGGGAACTAGATAGAACCGTGGCGAGGAGTGGAGTTGCCTCAGAGCTACAACAGATATATAAGTTGAGATGGGCATAAAAATATCTCAACTATTGCTTGACAAATAGAAAGCCAGTCGTCTATAGTTCATTCAACGCAGCACGAAACGCACCGCTTAGGCCAAAGGCCAGCACCGCGAAGCTGCAAGTACCGCAAGACCGCTCTTTAACAACCAGCTAAGCGATAGAACAGGCTCTATGTCCCTCTTGGGACGCTCGGCCCCGGACGCACTCTCCACCGGAAGCGAAGTTTGCTCAAGACGAGAGACGAGAAGACAGTTTGGATACCTTGGCCCGTAAAGCCCGGCTCCCGTTAGGGTGACTGAAAAACTAGGTATGCCGACTGTCTTCTCCAGATTCATCTGAATGTGCCTTCTAAGAGGGCGCACCCAAATGAATTAGGGGATTGATATGAGCAAATATAAGATCGTGGATAGCGCGGACGGATGGGTTAGGCAGTGCGAAATCGAAGCCGAAGACCACGAAGTAGCTCAAGAGATTTACATAGACCAATGCGATCAGGCTGGCCTGATTCTTGGAACGCTTCGGATTTGCCGAATTGACTGATTCTGCGACGTGACAGGACACAGACACGTGAACAAGGAGAACTAATGGACTACCAGATTCACTGGCCCGCCAGCATCGACGTGTTGATCTACATAACGGACGGCGACCACCAGCAAGGCACCGCGACGGTCAGCTTCAAGCCCGGCAAGGAAATTACCAAGCAAGACGTTCGTGAAGCCGTGGCGGAGTTTGAGCGCGACAACATGCCCCCGGGCTTCCGCTTGATGACGAAGCCTGAGGTGTGGGACTGGATTTGCCAGGACATGGCAGGCCGCGGCGCTCACTTCGCCATGCCGGGTGGCCCTGACTTCGACGACTGATCCCGCTTCTTTCAGGATTCATACCGATTAACAAGGAGAACGAGAATGGAATTACCGCGCAAGGTTTGGGTGCTGACGCCCTCATTCAAGCCGAAGGAAATTGAGGTCGAGACATTCAAAACCAGCGGCATATGGGGCGACTGGTATCACATGGCATCAGGTAAGGGCTACCGCGCACGTGATGTGTACGAGTCGAAACAAGACGCCATCGAGGGCGGCTTCAAGAAGCTTGAAGAGCGCGCTCAGTACCTCGACAAACAGCTAGAGCAGCAGGCCAAGCGCCGAGACGCTTTGATGAAAGCAAAGCTCAGCATCTAGCCTCTCCCTATTAGCAGCCCGAATGGAAAAGGAGAAGATATGACACCCGAACAGAAGATCAAGCAACTGATCCTGAACCTTCAGGCTCGCTGGTCCGGAGAGACCGCGCCTGATGTGAATGCGGAAAACATTGATGAGGTTTTCGACGCCGCCAACGAAGATTGGGCACTTCAAGACTCCATCAACGAAATTCGCTGCTCAGGGATCGAGACGGGTCTTAAGTGCGATTGGTCGCGGCACTACGAAAGCGAAGCCGTCGCCATGCAGGCCGTAGATGGTTCGTGGGTGGGCTGGACCTACTGGTTTGGCGGGGGAAAGCACGGTGAGCCTGAAGCCATGCCGTGGATGGAGCATGCCTACGACGTTGATTGTGCGGAAGAAGTGAAGGTAGTCACTGTCAGGACTTTCACCAAGCCAGCGGCATAGGAGTTCGCCATGACAACCACCCACTACGCAGCATCCTCCAGCAACGCAATGGCCAGCTGGTACCAGATGTGGGACCAGGCCGACGCTACGTACTGGGTAACGCTAGGCCGTGACGGCTGGTACTCGTTCGGTCTTGGCGTGATGGATGACTTCGGCAATCTGGTGAAGGTGAAGTAACGCGCTCAGGGCCGCGCAAGCCCTGAACCTCCAAGGATGCGGAGCCTTTTATTCATTCGTTCCGCGAAAAAGCGCATGAGTCCCACAGCAGTACCGGTGGCTCCGCATCCTTGGGGGTGAATGCGCAGTGCTGATGCGCAGTAGCTTGAATTGGAATCGGGTGTTAAGGGCCTCGGGCATGTCTGACACCAAGCCGGAGATTCAGCACCGGCCACCCCCACCCAAATCTCCCTGGCGCCGTGCAACAGTCGGCCGTCTCCCGGACGAAACCCGGGGTCCTCAAGTCGGAATCCTGATCGGGAACGCGATGAAGGCGCTGGTCATGCCTGAACCAGCAACGTGCCGGAGCAAGTAGAGCAGGGTTCCGACTTGAGGGTTGTGAATAAGGCAGATCGGGTATCCACCCGTCCGTTCCCTCCTTGACCCAGTGGGAGTCTGCCGAAATAGATTGGGCACCCTCACCCACCGGCTGGGTTAAGTCCGGTTGTCGAAAGCGGATGCCGTGTCACATGGTCCAAAAGGGGATCGGCACGGATGTAGCGAGTAGAACCGCAACGAGCGTGCAGCGCCGAGCGCGTACGCAGCAGACGAGCGGAATCAATACGGCGGTGGAAGTCCGCGCCGGAGACGTAACCGGCACATTTCTAAGTTCCCCTCTTCCCCTAATTCTCCCGTGCAGGGTATGCCGGGGGAGAGCGGGGTCTTACCTGATTGGAGAACTGCGATGAGCAAGATCAATCTGCCCGAGTTGCCCAGCCTGGGAAGTTGTGTCGTCAATGAAGCTTGCTGGAAATTCATCGAGAACCTTCCCCACACCATACCGGGGCCGATCTTCAACGATCTGAAGCCGGCCATTTACGCAGCTTTGTGCCATGCGCTTCCCGCCTACGCCGAGCAGGCTGTACGCGAAGCTCTGGCGGCGCTGGAGCCGGTGGCCTACCTGAATGCCGAAGCGCTTGACCGGTTGCAAAAACCATACGTCGCCGGTTGCGCTGCGGCGCTGGAGAACGCTCCTCGCGGCGGATTTGTGGCTATAGCCATCATCCCCAACCCCGACAAGGACCCGCCATGCTAGCCGCCCTCAAGCACATGCTGCACAACGCCTGGGCCATGCGCTGGTACTACGCAACCCTAATTATCCCGCTCGCGTGCGTTGTGGGGTGGTAGGAGATAACCAATGAGCAAGAACTATCTGCCTGCATACCCGGAGCCGCATCCTGTTGCTGGGCACCGCATGTTCAGCGCCTCTCAAGTAGAGGCGCATGTCAAAAAGGCAGTTTGTGATGCGCTGAAGGTGGCGGCTGAGATCTGTTCCGAAGAAGGCCGCGAATGGGACTCGGATGCCGTTATCACCGAGAAGAATTATGCAGAGCATTGCGCCCAGAGAATACGCACCATCATCCCGGAGAAAGATCATGGGGAGCCATCCTAGATTCACCTTCGACCCCCCCCAGCACATCTACGACGAGAAGTACGCAGAAGTCGCCAAGGCAATCGAGGCGGATCTGTTCAAGTGGCGGCACCAGATCGTCGAAGAACTCGGGCAGGAGCGCCACAACCCGGATGCTTGCGAGCTTTACCACTTCGCATCAGAGGCAGACAAGCCCGAAGTGATTCTCAGACAGGCTCACGACGGGATCATGGGGCAAGCAGCCCAAGACATGGTGAAGCTGGCGATAGGCCATCTTACCGACTACCAAACCAAGAAATTCGTTCGCGGCTTCTGGCCGGAATGGGAAAAATCATGAGCATCAAATATCCGCCAGAGATTCTCGCATTGATCGAGGTCTGCAAGTTTTTCCCCACCGACTCCGACATGGAAATGGCTGGGTGGTCAGAGGACTACATCAAACGAGCTGGCGATGCCTATGACGCTGCTCAGGAGGTTATTGCTAACTACGGCGGCACGACCTACTTCAGGGGACCTCAATGAAACGCCTGCTGACCTTCCTCAAAATCCACGGCCTCACGATTCTTTTCGGGGCCGTTTTTATTACTGCCACCTGCATTCTGCGTCCCACGCTCGACAAACTGGAAGAGGACCGGGTTGCGAAGGAAGGCGGAACCCGATACGCGGCAGGTGACAGCTATGGATCGCGATGACGAAGCCGCCGCGCTGGCCTACCAGCAACAACTAGATCAACAGGAACAGGATCATGAAACACAGCGAGTCAGTGAAGTCTATCGCTCCGGCCCTCTTGGCTGCTCAGAAGGCTACGGAGTTCGCCAAGAAGGATGCCACGAACCCGCATTTCAAGAATAAGTACGCCGACCTGCCCGCCGTCATTGAGGCCGTCAAACCGGCTCTGAACGCTGCTGGCATCGTGTACATCCAGACCGCCAGCCCGTCCGACGATAACCGCCTTCACCTGACGACGATGCTGATGCACGAGTCGGGGGAGTGGATCTCCGACACGCTGGTTATGCCGCTTCCGAAGCAAGACCCGCAGGGGTACGGATCGGCGATGACCTACGCCCGTCGTTACGCTCTGGCGGCTATCACTGGCGTCTACCAAGACGACGATGACGGCAATGCGGCATCTGGTGCGGGAGAGAAGAAGGCGGCGGTTATCAAGCCGACCAGCGGGGCGATGGATGCCCTAGGGAAGGCCGCTCAAGCTCAAGCGCGGGATTTGGCCTCACTGATCCAGACGAATTTCAACGAAGGAAACGACTGGGCGGCATTCGAAGAATGGGACGGAATGGACGCTGATGTGGACTTCCGAACCGCCGTTTGGAGCCAGTTGGACAGCAAGGTCCGCGCCTACATCAAGAAAGCGAAAGCCGAGGCCGACAAACCCGCTACTCAAGGAGCCTAATGTGGCAAACGATTTGAACCGTTGCGAATTCATCGGGAGGCTAGGCAAGGATCCTGAGACGCGCCACTCACCCGATGGTGCAGCTATCTGCAACTTCTCCCTGGCAGTTGGTTGGAAGACTTCCGGCAAAGAAGGCACCGAATGGGTACGCATTGTCGCCTTCGGCAAGCTGGCTGAGATTTGCGGCGAGTACCTGACCAAGGGCAAGCAGGTCTACGTGTCTGGTCGGATGACGACTCGGAAATGGACGGACAAGGACAGCGGCCAAGATCGCTACAGCACTGAAATCGTCGCTGACCAGCTTCAGATGTTGGGTGGCAAGAACGACGAATCTGAGCAGCGCCCGACCTCTAAGCCAGCAGCGCGTCAGGTCGCACCAAGCACCAGCGACGACCTGTCGGACATACCTTTCTAGCCTTCCCCGGCAGCTCCCCGCACAACCCACCTGGAACCCTCAGCATCCGCTGGGGGCTGCCACCCTATTACTTGGAGAAATGCGAATGCCTACGCACATTTGGGTAACCGAAGTTCTTAAGGGCGGCAAGTGGCATTTCCTTGTATGCCACAAGACTCGCCATATAGCGCGCCATTCAAAGAAGTTTGTATTCACTGGCACAACTACGCGCATCCGCAAGTACGTCCCCGCCTAACGGAGCAGATATGGACCTCGCGCAACAACTCGAACAAGCCGACGCAGACCGCGTTGACGGCATCACGACCGACAAGCAGTACCTGGAGCGCCGTGCCGAGATTGTGGCGCGGGCGTTAGACCTTGATGACGCATATGACCGATACAAGGAGCGTGCGCTCCTGAGGGGGATGTGATGGAAAGCGATCTTTCTGACCTGTCACGTAGAGAAGACGACTTGGACGACGGGTGCGTAGGTCCCAATCCTATCGCGTGGTTCTTCGGGATTCTCGGCGCTTATGCCGTCCTTTCGATCATCTGGATACTGATATGACCCAACAATGGAAGCTTGTCCCGGTTGAGCCGACCGAAGAAATGGAGGCGGCGGCCGTTGGCGACTACGAGCAGTCTGGCGGCACGTATCGGAAGTCAGCCTACGCCGCCATGCTCGCCGCTGCCCCCACCCCTCCCGCCAGCGCACAGGACGATGCGAAGCACAAGCGGCCGGACTGGATGACGTGCGCAATGCGTCACCGCATGGTGACGGACAACCTGCGATTCAGCGCATCGCATATGCGCGACAAAGAAAAGCGCTGCCGAGCCGCCTACCAGCAGGAATACATGGGCGCACCTATGCGCTGGCTGGCGGGCGTGTACGCCGATGCTGCGGCGGTGTTTGAGGCCAAGCTCGCCGCCCTTTCGGCCTCTCAGCAGCAGGAGGGGTAGACATGGGCGACATGGGAGATTTCTGGCGCGATGTGAAGCCAGCCATGAAAGAGCGCAGCCAGCAAAAGCGGGCCGGCAACCGCGAGCAGTCCGCGCGATCTCTGACGGACGCTGGCATCCAGTTCCTTAGCCGGAACGCCGGGGCGCATTTGATCGTGATCGGCGCTAACGGCCACACCTACGACTTCTGGCCTGGCACCGGCCTATGGCGCATGCGCGGCAGCACCAGGGACCATCGCGGCGTGCGCAGCCTGATCCGTGCCGCCCAGCCCACCACCAAGGAAAGGACATGACCGACAACAACACCCCCGCCCCGGCGCCGAAGGATGCCGTGCTGACGGATGACGAAATCCTCGACGCCATTGCTGTATCAGCGAACTTTGACGAGTTAGATAGGGCCGCTTGGAGTCCCGAGTCACTGGCGCTGGGGCGCGCCATCGAATCCGCCCTGCTGTCCAAGCTGGGCGCCCCTGTAGGCGGTGAGCGGGAGACGACCGCACCCGTTACTGGCGTGGCACAGTACACGAAGAAGCCCGTAACAATCAGTGCAATCCGTTGGAACGGGAAGAATCTGCGGCAAGTCATCGCCTTCACTGATGGGCCTCCCGAAACTCGCACGATTCACGCAGGGATGGCCTGGGAAAGCTACGAAGGCCTTGTCGGTCGCGGAGGCCTGAAAATCTATACGCTGGAAGGGGAAATGCTCGCCAATAAAGGCGACTGGATCATACGGGGGGTCAAAGGCGAGTTCTACCCCTGCAAGCCGGACGTATTCGTTGCTACTTACGAACCGGCAAGCGCCCCTGTAGCCGATGAGCTGCCCGAGTGGGAGCAAATCTCGGCCAAGCTGGAGCGCGACGAGACGCTAACCCCGCTGGAATTGTTCGTCTATGACAACGAACCGGCAGGCGACGACGACGCTTGGCGCGACCAACTTGCCGCTGCCCTGGCAAGCGCCCCTGTAGCCGGGAACGCACTTCAGGTGGCGACCGTTGCCATGCAGCTTATCCGCCGTTCGGCGCTGAACGCCTTCGACCGCCAGCAACACGACAAGCTGGTTCAAGACTTTGCCGCGCTACACGAGCGCCCGGCCAGCGAGGCGCAATGCTCCTGCCCCAGCGGCGACGGCTCCCTGCGTCATCCGTGCTCGGTGCACCAGGCCAGCGAGGCGGTGCGCGATGCCGAAGACGCCGCACGGTGGCGATGGGCCACAACTGTCGATGACAACGCTGAAACGCTCCATTCCATCATGCTGTGCCACGGCGGCGACCAGCGGAAGATCAATGAGCGCGCAGACTTTTACCGCGCAGCCCTGTCCGCGCAACCGGGCGCGCAGAAGAACGGAGGCGGCGATGCCTGATATCCGCGTCAACTTCGGCGGCGGCGTGGCGATCCTGACCGTCTCCGGCGACTACAAGCCCGGCGATCCGCCGCCCACCGGCTACAGCGCGAGAGAGGATTGGTTTAACGCGCAGATCAAGGGTGGTCTGCGCCAAGTTGAATGCCCGCGCTGCCGCCGCTGGGCGTTCCCTCAAGAGCTCGCACCGGGCGGTCGCATCTGCAAGCCTTGCGCCCACCCCGGCCACAAGGATGGAGGGGCTGTCTATGAATGACCTGATCACACGCCTGCGCGAGAACGCGGACTTGGACGCAGCAGAAGGCGGCAACCCGGAAGTGATCGCGCTGGAGTTGGAGGCCGCCGATGTTATAGAGCGCCTCACCGCCCAGCTCCGCGAGTGCGCCGAAACTCTCGGGGCCGACCTGATCGACGAGCAGCGCGCCATGCGGGCCTATGCCGATGCAACGAAGCTGCTGGATGAATTGAAGGAGAAATGATGCGTAAGGAAGACTTAGACGCCATCGCAGAGCGCCAGCCGTATTGTCGGAACTTCGGGGAGAGCGTCAGCTTGAGCCGAGCCGAAAGGGATGGGCTGGTGGCACTGGCGAAGAAGGCAGTAGTGTGGAGGCGATGCGATAAAGAAGTTCCAGATACCGATGTCTGGCTGTTGGTAGCCGGGATGTTCGATGGTCCGCATGATTGGCGAACTCGTCAGGGCTTCTATTCTGGCGAGACCAAGACATGGCATGTATCGAATGCTTCCTGGAAGCCTATTTATTGGGGCTACATGCCAATCTTTAACGCAGACGCCGAGATGGCGAAGGAGGGAACGTGAAGGTAGCTGATCTGGAAGGAGCACTGCTGGACGCTTGGGTTGTCAAGGCGTTGGGCGGGTATCGAGGTCCTTACCAACTGGTCAAAGATGGGCGGCCAGAGAAGAACTGTCTGATCTTTCCTGACGGCGTTCCGTTCCGCGCGACCACCGGCAACCTGATGCCGTCGTCCGATTGGTCGCACGGTGGACCCATCATCGAGCGCGAGCGGATCCGCCTACACCACAGAAGCGACGGAATTCCCTGGGCGTCCCAGATATTTGTCGATGGGAACTCAGTGATGCCGATATACGGCTATGGCGATACGCCCCTGATCGCAGCCATGCGCGCCTACGTGGCCAGCAAGTACGGAGTAGAAGTACCCGATGAATGACCAAATCCAGCGCGTGCTGGAAGTAACCCGCAAGTATTGGATGCCCGCCTAGCCCGGGCTTTGTTTTGGAGGCAATATGAAGGAATGGGGCCTGTTTGTATTGATCACTATCTGGGTAGTTCTTTTCTCTGGGACGCCTGATCTACACGACAAGATCATGGACTTGTTAGATCGGCAAGCAGTGTGCCAGAAGGGTTAATCGTCCATCCCAGGCCAATCGCATAGGCGAGCCCCCAGCTCGTTATGATAGAGTATCTGACGGGCTGTAGAGTCCGTCAGCACATCTTCTGGCTCGATGAAGATCATACGAGCTACCAAGCAGAACTCAGCCCCCATCGGCTCCCTTGTTGCGCATCCACTTGCGCCGAAGCTCAGCAGCAGCCCCACCGTCAGGCATCCGATCAATCTTGGCTTGAACATGGCTGCTTTCCTTGGCGGCTTCTACCGCCTGCTTGTTGATCTGATCTCGCACTTCCTGTTTGCCGTCAGCTTTGCCCTTCATGCGCACACCGAAGTACGTCAGGACGATAGCAAAGCCGCCAGCAAGATAGGGCCAGAATTCAGCGATTAGAGCGGTCATTTCGTGTCCCTCAATGCGATTTTAATGGCTTCCTTGGCGTCATAACCCTGGAACACCAGGGACTCAGCAGCACGCCGACGGCGCAACCCCAGGAGTGATACGCCGCCTGCTAGTGTCCAGCGCTTGAATTGATCCGCAGCGCCTTTAGGATTGCCTGCGTTGAGCATCTTGAGCAGCGTGGACGACTGGAATGCGCCTACCCCTAGATTGTAGGCAAAGGACACGCAGGCGTCGAAATGGGCCTGAGAGTACGGCACCTTGATTGCATCCTTCACGCCAGGCTCAAATTCGTCGTAGAGATCCTTTGCCAGCAAGCGGTCAGCCTCTGCCTGCGTGATCTTCATACCCGGTTTGACGCCCTTAGTCGTTCCCCAGCCGATGGTCCAAATGCCCACCGAATCCCTATAAGCCTCCAGCTTGCAGCTTTCATAGTGCTTTATCAGAGTCATCCCGTTCTGGCTGATTAAGCTTGGGCTGGTGAATGCCTCTGGAGAGGATACCGATTGCGATGATTGCGTAGCTTGCCCACTGTACGAATTTCGGCGGAACGACAGCCTTGAAATCAACCGGAAGAGCGTTCCAAATATCGATTGCATGTTGCGGGAACTCCAGAAAATAGCCGCCCACCAGAACCCCAAAGGTGGATATGCGGACCGACCAGAACTTCCAGAATAACCGCCATTGTGGGATAAGTCTCATGTTTACACCCTATTCCTCGATGATGGATTTTGAAACATCGGGGATCCCCTTTTTTACCATCGAATTGATGAGACGGCGTTCCCAGTCTTTGCGCTGATTATCCTGTTTTATCAAAAGCACATCGGTCTGGATGGTGCTTATGCTCGCCATCATAAATTCGAGCTTATCCACGCTCTTATTGGCATACCACCAATAGCCCCCACCCATGAATAAAACCACGGCGATTGCAGCCCGCAGCGTGGACTTAAGGCCGAACATTTCCCGCTCTAGCGCCGACACTCGGCCCTCTATGCTCGCCGGGTTGACTTCCATGTCTACTCCTCAGGTTTTGGTGCAGGCTGGTTTAGCCCAAGCGGATCAGAGTAATACGGCGGTTCATCAACCCATTCCGTATAGCCAAGGTCAGGTTGCGGAACTTCAGACCATCCGCCGATTTCTCCATTTGGATCAACGTAAGGCATCTTTAATCTCCTAGAAAATCGGTGTACCACTCGGTGTTGATATTCAACCCGTTAGCGGGTAGAAATCCTGCTGCACCGCCAAAAAGTTGAGCCGAAGGGTTAGTTACGGCTTCGCAAATGCCTAGCCCTGAAATCCCAGGACCAGACACGGTAATCGCCGTTACACCCGATGCAACCCGCGTTTCATCCGGCGCGTACAAAAGATAGGATGTTGTTCCACCCGCGTTTGCATTAGAAAAAACCCGAGCTTTTGCAATGGTACTGAATCCGGGAGGGGTGCCCATATTGACAGTTGCGATTGTGCCGTTATAGGGCGCGTTCGACAAAATGACCCGAGGCGTAACGAACCGGAATATATTCCCCGTTTGAAGCACCGGCAAAATCCCTCCTGCGGATTGATTAAAAACCGATCCGACGCGCCTTGCTGCCGTCCACCCTGCGGGGATGTTGGCGCCAGATGGGGACGTGTCAAAACCGGCATCCACAGCACCAGTAGTGGCATTTTTTATAACGAACATGTGATACCACGTACTGAGCGCCGCCACCCCGCTAAAAATGCCATTGTTGCCGCTACCTGGCGTCCAAGACCCCGATGTATTCAAAAGCTTTACCAGCGCGGTATTCAGTATGATATCTGTTGCATCGCTACCGCTACGCCACGCCCCTGGAGCAATACTGACAGAGGCGGTCGACACCGTAATCGCCCCACCTGATCGATAAAGCGGGGGCAATCTATTAACAGTACCCACGCAAGCCCAGATGCCTGGGGCAGTATTACAAAATGCATAGACTTCATTGGGGAAAGGTCGCAGGTCTTTCCCTTGTAGCATAACCAATGAAGCCGAATTAGTAAGTATCGGCGCGGCCATAAACCGAAGATAAACAATGCGGCCAGGATAGGAACCACTGAAGGATGTAATGGTTGTGGTCCCCGTCACATCGAATAGCGCCCCCTCATTCGGGATAGGAAGCGCGGCGGCAGATGCTATGTCAGGACCTTTTGTTAGCTGCTCCCAGCGCAATGCATTACCATTCCCCGAAGGAGCACCTACCGCTGAAATAGGAAATCCGCCCATATTCAGCGCGCCAATCATTGGCGTTTGACCGTCATTAGAGAGGGATTGGGTTAATGCTGATGCGATATCATTAGCTAGCGTTTGCCAATCCGCTGCCGTCGCTGCATTACCGTTGATGGCCGGATTCCACCCGTTGTTTACCAAACTGAAAGTGCCGGACCCATTACGAGGCATGGTGATTTTCCTTTAACTTCATCCACACAAGAGATTATATGGACTATATAGATTTCAAAATCTGGAAAGCCGTAGCTTTGGTAGTTGCCTTCTGCATTTACTGCTTTTGGCGCGGATTTACTGGGCGGAAATGACCGGTACAGATTTAGCCACAGGAGCCGACATAAGCCTCAGCGCTTCAATAATTTTCGAGTTTTTCGGATCAGCTAGCAACCCAGCCGCTTGTTTCGGGTTAAGAAGTGCTGCACCTAGTTTCTCCTGAATCCCTTGATTTGCTAGGCCATAGGGAAGCTGAAGTAGGCGTCCAAGCGTGGCTCGTGCCGGAGTAGACCCGCCGATAGTGCGGCCCAGAGCCTGAGTCATAAGATTGTCTACAGCCAAATTCTGGAACGTCGAAGAACCGACCATACGCCCCGCCGATTCTGCCAGCTGGGAGGCGTTCAGATCAGCAGAAAGATTCCGCAGCAATGCCATCTGATCAGGGCTTAGAAGCTTGGCCAGGTCGTCACCCTCGTTTTTGAGGATATTGTTTAGCTTCGCTCCAGAAAGCTCCAGGCTTCCGCGTTGATCTACCCGGCTGTTCTGGATCCTCTTGAACACGTCATCCAGCTTTTCCATCTGATTGATGGGCATGCTCTCGTCGGCGTAGGTCTTAAGGTACTTCTTCCAGGAAGTGCGCGGGCCTGCGCTAGCTGGGGGGGCCATGCCGGCACGTTCTATATTCGCGCCATACGGCATCAATTCCGTCCCCGGCGTTTTTACTGCCCGGCTGGCCTTATCAATGGCGTCATCGATCAATTCTCTAACTTTGATAAGCTGGGACGAGGCATAGCGGATATTGCCCGCCTCCCCTTGTAGCTTGCCGCCCAGAACATCCCCAATATCCTTTCGGATGGCGTACAAGGCCCGAGCATCGATGGCGCCCTCTTGGGTAAACTGGGCAATGCGGCCCTTGAATTCGTTCAAGGCCTGCTGCGAGAGCTTCCCTGCATTACTGGGATTGGTAATCAGCCTGTCTATGGATTTAAGCAGATTCCCAGAAGGCACCTGACCAGCCGCGTCCAGAACGCTTTCCCGCATCGGCGCAGTAAGGGCGTCCCGTGCAGCTTTCGCCGTCGCCAGCTTCCCAGGATTGCCCGCAACAGCCTCAAGAGCAGCCGTCCGCGCTTGGTTCTGCGCGGTTTGCCGTGCGGCCAAGGCCCCCGCATATTCAAGATTGGCGCCTTGCATAGACCGAGATAGCGCAGCCAGCCCTGCATCCCCCGCTGCCATTGCCGTTGTTGGAGCCGACCCAGGGACAACCTCCGTGGAATAGCGCAGGGCCGAAGATGCCGCAGCCGGGTTATCTGCAAACTCCCGCAAGGTGTTCCTAACGATGGCATTTTGACCACCAGAAAAGAACGGTTGCAGGGCCGCACCCGCAGCACCAGCAGCCTTTCCTAGCCCCATCATCGCAGGCGGCAATACCGCCCCGATAACAGCGCCTGTGCCTACCGATTCAGGATCGACAAGACCCGCAGTAGCTGCGCCAGTGCCAGCGCCACCAACCATGCGAGTAAGCAGATTCCCCGCTTGCCCAGCCACAGTTGACGCCGGCATACCTCCCAGCGTCATACCACCAGAGCGCAAAGCACTAGCCAGCTTCTCAGCCTGGGGGGCAACACGGCCCAAATACGGCGCTACAGACGATACGCCACGACCAAGCACGCCACCAACAGGAAGCGTAGCCGCAATATTGCCGGCAAGCTCTCCACCGCCAGCGGCCCAGGGGCTTACCTCTTTGTAGGGGGCAACCTCAGCGGCAAGCTTTCGGCGCCCAGATTGCGCATCATCGACAAGCCAATTCCCGGCTTGCTCCATCCCCAGGCCGCGCATCCCCTTCCCAAGCCATTCCTGAGCACCCAACGCCACCTGACCCACTCCGGAGCCAAGACCAGCGCCCAGGGCTACCAGAGAGTTATCAGATACCGACTCTTGAACAGCCGGAGCGGTCCCGCCCATCTCGACGCGCATTACGCCATCCGGGCCGCGAGTCGTCACGGCTTCCCCGGGCTGCTCCGCAAGCGGCGCGTTTTGCCACCACGACTCATCAGCCGGGATCCTGGACGCAACCTGATCGGCATACTGCAACGTGTTAGGTGCATTCGGGTTGCGCGGATCAGACACTGCTTGGCCAGCCCTGGCTTTCGGAATCGCTCCCTCCCCACCATAGTAGCCAGCAGCGGTTAGACGCGGATCACCCTCTGCCAAGTCATATAGCCGATTGACATAGCGCAGGCCAGCCCGCGCATTGTCTAGCGGATCATTGATATCCCACCCCTTGTCAGCCATGCGGTTAAACGTCGCAGGGATGACTTGCATTCCACCTACCGCGCCGGCATTGGATGTGGCCGTGTTTCGACCCGAGCCAGATTCCTGCTGATAGATAGAACGTGCGATAGCTGCCCGCGTAGGATCCAACCCCTCAAGGCTAACAGCAGCCTCGAAAGGGTCCACCTTGGGAGCCGATTCCCACCATTGGCCAGCCATTACGGCTTCCTCCGCAAAGATCCATCAGGAGCACGAAACAAGGCGCCTGAAGGTAGCGCCTGCATTTCCTGAGCAGTTTTTGGCGCGGCGATTCCTCCAGGCGCAGCAGAGGGTTGGCCTTGTGGCGTATATTTCTGCTGTAGCTCGATAATCGTTTGTAGAGCGGCCTCCCGGGTTTCTCGGGGGACTTTCGGGTTAGCAATATCGCCTGCCATCTGCTGATACAGCAGACGATCCGCATCCGATTGGGGGCCTTCCATACGGGGCATGTTCATAACCAGCTGACCGGAAATAACCTTCAGCCGGGCATCCGCCTTAGACGAATCCGTACTCATGCCGACAGCCTCTGCTGCCTGCGTCTTGAGGCCACTGATCACGCCGCTACTGGCATCTTTCAGAATCCCCCTTGCCTCATTGGCGAGATTTATTAGTTCACCCGCCTTCTTTGCCCTCGGGTCTTGTTCTGCAATCGGGGGGTTGCCTGCCTGTGCTTGCAAAGCCAAATTCTCCCGGGTGTTGAACGTCTTGCCCTGCCCGTTTGCGCCCTGTTGCGTAACGAGATCAAAGGCCGCGTTCCCCTGGGCTGCTGCGCGGGCCTTTGCGCCTTCCTGCTGAGCCGTGATATCGGAATAGCCCTGCACGGGGATAGCGATTGCTTCCCCGTTTGGTCCATATTGCATTTGCATCCCGTTCTGCGGCGCGTTGAACATCGGACGCCCTGAGCGCGGGTCTATAAGCGTTGCACCTGGCGCAGCGCTCGGAGGGGCAATGTAGTTCTGTTTCTCCAGGTTCCCAGATAGGGCCGCATTCCATTGCGGCGTTCCAGGCTGAATGCCCTGGGCTACCAAGTTTTTCTGAATGTCCGTCATTGTGTTGCCCTGCTCGCCAACCATCTTGAAGTAAGCAGGAAGACCGACGTTTTGAGCAACCATGAAAGATTCTTGAGCCGACCGTCCGGGCAGCAACGGAATCTGCGGTTGCCCCATCCCTGTGGGTTGTTGTGGCGCCTGTTGACCTCCTTGCGAGATCGGGAAAGATTGCGCGCCTTGAGGCTCCATCTGCCCCAGGCCGAACTGGCTCGCAAGGCGCTGGTTTTGCATCTGCTGCAACTCCATCTGCTGTTGCGGCATGTCGGCCATAGACTTTGCGCCCAGGTATGCTCCGAGCGCCTTTGCCAGCCCTTGAGTCCAGGACGGTGCGATATATTGACCGCCCACCATCTGACCCTGCAATGGCTCTTGCGATTGCTGCATGAGCGCCTGAGCATAGGCCTGGCGCTGAGCAAGCTGGTATTGCTTCTGCGCAATGTCAGGCGCCATCATGGGCGATCCAAAGCCCATGTTCTGCCCCATACCGGTGTTCCGCTGTGCCATTTAATAACCCCGTAGCTGTGCCGCTAGGCGCTGGTTATATCCGTCTCTCTGTTGCGCAGCCTGGGCCTCAGCATTATTGAACTGCAAGAGTGCCATTGCTTGGGCCTGACGTTTAGCCTGATTTCGCGCAACTACTTCTTCAATCCCGGTATTCTTCCTAGACTGCTGCGATTGCTGCTGTTGCTGGTTGCTCTGCTGGCCCATAAACTGCTGTGCCATATCCAACCAGTTACTACCTTGTGGACTCATACCGGACAGATTGCCCGTATAACTTCCGCCTGACTGGTAGTAAGGAGATACTGATAGAGAGTTTAACCCGCCGCCAGCGACAGCGCCTGAACCTCCTCCCATAAAAGACCCCAAACTACCACCAACGCCACCGAGATTGCCCATTGCAGTGCCGCCAGAGACAAAGCTAGGCGAAACAGTAAGACCGCCCAAACCACCGCCAGCAGCCCCCCCACCAAGGCCGCCAGCACTAGCGCCACCAGCCGCACCACCACCAGCGCCCCCCATAGCTCCCGCAATCGCCGGAGCAGCAAAGTAGCTACCGATGGCCAACCCGATTGCATCGCCCGGCTTATCCCGTACCGCATCCCCGATCTGATCAACAATCGGGATCTTGCGCACAGGGTTAATCGTCTCGTCGATCCGGTCAAAAGGCGTCATTACCTTGGACAAGACACGATTGGTAGCCGTGGGTATCTTGTTGCTGGTCAGATCCACCCATTTATCGCCGACACCTGGGATCATGGCGATAGGATCCGTGAACTTCTGGATCTTTCCGCCAAGTTTCCCAAGCACCGACGAGTGGTCGCCGCTTCCGAACATTCCGCCTAGGCCCATGTCACACCGCCTCGTAATTGACCATCTTCAATCCGCCAACCGTCGTGACGGCATTGGGGGCCACCTTTTCAACCTCATCGGCCATATAGCCAAGCATCGACGGTCCGCCCCAAATGTACTGATAGGCATAGACGTTCAAGCCGTTCTCCGCATTGCCGACACGTTGAATGTTTTTCTTCAGGCGCCTATCAGAGAACATGCCCATTCCGTAGCCCATAAGGCCCATCTGACCTAGGCCAAATAGCCCACTCATCATGTTGGATTGGCCAGCCGCACTGGCATTGTTAGCCGCCATCTGCGACTGATACGTGTTCTGAGCAGCACCTGTGTAGTCAGTTCCACCCGTCGTTGCCTGTTGCGCATACCCCGGGAATTGCGGCATTTCTATCTGGGAGCCGCTACGAAGCGCGTTAAGCTCGTTCAACGGCAGGGACCGCAGGAAAGCCTGTTCTTGTAGCGCAGAACCTCGAAGCTGATTCTGCTGGCCAAACTGCTGGCCCTGCAACGCAGCGGCTAGTTGCCGGTTCTGCATCTGCTGGGCATACGTCTGCCCTTGCTGCTGCATACCAAGATTGATCCCCTGCAATCCCGCTTGCGTGACAGCATCGTTACGCTGCTGCCCAAAAGACCCCATCGCGTTGTTCCATGCCGCCGAACCTTGCGCAATCCCCTGATTGGCCAGTTGCGTGCGCAAACCTTCCTGCTGACGGTCTAGCTCAGGATTGATTCGAGAAAGCAACGCCTGGGTTGCATTATTGGTCGCAATGTTGGGGTCATAAGCTAACCCGACGCCAGGAAGGTAGTTAGGATCCAGGGCAGTACCAGCAGCCGGGATACTCGACATATCAAACCCGCTGCCCATCATTTGCTGAACACGAGCGAGCGCCGCATCTTGAGAGCCAAACAGGCCCTGCGACAACTTCATTTGCTGGTCATAAATGGCCTGCATCTCAGGCGAGAGCGAGATAGTTTGCGTCCAGTCGTCACCGCCAGAATAGAAATTATTGATATCTGGAGCAGCAAGCGAACCGCTACGACCAGAAGACGAGCTATCAGGAATCCACTGGCGGTTATATGCCGGCCCGTCATTTCCGGCATAGCCATAGCTCCCCGGCGTTTCAATCCACCTACCGCCGCTTGAGCTGCCTTGGTTCGCCAAGCTTTGGTTATAGGCTGCCATCGCGGCATCATAGCCAGCCTGATCGAACGAGCGATTGTTACTCCATGTCAGATTGCCATATGGAGTAACCTGATTCACGCGGTTTGCTTGCGTGGCATACTTGGCCATAGCCATGTTTGATGCCGCATCTTTGTCCGCAAGCGCCATGTAATCCGGCGTCTTAGGCGAACTTCCGCCCTTACCGCCGCCGCCTTGCGGTTTGATGGAACGGCCAGGGCCACGCTGAAACGCTGCACCAGGCAAGTCGGGAATATCATGCGAGGAATATCTCATTTCTTTTCTTCCAGCCAGCGGCAATCACGTTTAAACATGCGGTAGATTTGCAAATCGCCCAAAGGGTGCGAGCCTTCTAACGCTGTCTCAAATTCAAAGCCAAGCTTCTTCACAAACTCCTGGCTTTTTACATTCTGAGGCTCGATTATCGTGGTTATGCGATTCAAGCCAAGCTGCACAAATGGGTAATTGAAAATCACCCAAAGGAAATGCCTGTTTGCCCATCGCCCCTCACCCGCGATATGACAAACAATACTGACCCCGTTTGTTTCCTCGTACAGCACGCCGGCCATTATCTGGCCTTCCTCGGTAACCCTGCCGATAGCCTTGAATCGCCCCCTTTGATACTGACCACCTGCACGCTCACACACCCACGGGCCTATTGCATCCTCATCGAACGACAGCCACGTGTGGTTATCCAGCGTGCAAATCCTCAAAGCAATCCCCCGCGCTCGTAAACATAACTTGTTGCTGCCCATTCTACGTTAGACGAGTTGCTTTGCACCTTCAATCTAATAGCCGCTGCACGGTAAATCCCGCCTACGG